TTTTGGTGCCTCGGTTAATGAGGCAGCACATGCCTATGCTTCCGCCTCTCGAGCCTTTCTGACCAAGCAAGGAGCCAATGCTACCTATGCCAATCCTCAAATGTTCGAGCAGGCATGGACCAATAATGCCAGTCCGATTGCTTTCCGTTTGATGGCCGATCTTAAGAACAAAGACAATGCTGATTTTGCTGCTACTGCGGCTAGAGCTTCTCCGCAAGATCATCAGCAATATCTGAATCTCAGGGACTATTTACTGAAGGGCCTTTTGCCCCCAAATGGATGATGATCCGATCGAACTCGCGCTTCGACCGCAAACCTCGGCGGCGGCGTCCTCATCGTCTTCCGATCCGATCGAACAGGCGCTAAATCCTGCCACGCGCCAGGCAAGCCCTAGAACTCCTATTGTAGTTCCGGATTCACCCAGACAAGCATCACTGCCAGCGCTTGCCCTGCATGGCGCTTTAGACGTTGCTGGAGGTGTTGGAGAGACACTTACCAGCGGAGCCTTGGGTTTTGCTGGGCAATTAGCAGGAGGAGCGGCCAGTTATGCGGGGCGCTTTTTGCCTGGAGGCGACTGGGATCGAGCGCAACGATGGGCGAATAAGGTACAGCAAGAAGTCTCTACCGCAGGCGGCTTGTATGGGGAGCCAGAAACCACCACGGGTCAAACTATCCAGAAAGGCATGAACTGGATAGGCGGGAAGATTTCAGCTTTTGCTAGCGGTGCTGGTCAGAAGACTCTTGATATTACCGGATCCCCTACGTTAGCCTCAACGGTAGACGCCACTTTGCAGGCTCTCCCGCAATTAGCAGCTGCCAAGCTTGCCCAGCGTATGAGCGGAGGGACATCAGAGCCAGAAGCCATTCCGCAGCCTGCGGTTGCAGGATTTGCTCCTGATTCGATCGTTAAGGCCCCACAGGCAACAGGACAGGCTGTAGTAGGAGGTACTTCCGCGCCTGAAGTGGCTCTTGCTGCCAAATCAATTCAGCCAACAGTAGAAACTCCATCTGTTCCTATTCCAGAAGCAATAGACCATGCTCCGGGTGATCTAGGTCCCGCATTGCAGGCGCAGAGGGAGGCAATTCTGGCTAGAGTCGGGCATCAGAGCGCTAGGACAAGCGCTGTTACTGGCAATGGTCCTGCCACCATGTTCGATTTCGATTCTGCCAAAAGCCTGTCAGAAGCCGGGCAAATGATGCGTCAGCAGATTGATTCTGAAACTGCGGCTAATGCAGCATTCGCTAGCAAGATACAGCAGGCCACTGGCGGTACGGCTGGCCTGGATCAGGCAAGCCTAAATGCTAGAGGAGATACCATTGATGCCGCTCGAGCTGGGCTTCAGCAATGGCACGATAATCAAGTAGCCAGTCAGTATGCTGCCGCTCGTACTGCCTTGGGTGATACTCCAGTAAAACTGAATAGTCTTGCAGAAATTGCTCCTGATCCGGCTAAGGTTTCTGGCACTCCACAGGGATTGGCGTTCAAAGCGCAATTGGATAAGGTAATGCAATCTCTAGGGATTGCTGATCCCCAAGGGAATATCTTATCTACCAGCGTCAACAATGCCGAAAGACTTCGGCAATGGATGAATTCAAGCTGGAAGCCGGAAACATCAGGATTCATAACAGAGCTTAAGAACGCTCTCGACACTGATGTTACACAAGCAGCCGGTAAGGATGTATTCGAACAGGCTCGAGCGGCCCGGACCTTGCAAGCGCAACAATTGCAGAATCCGGCTTTCGAAAGGATTGCAGGTCTATCAGACGCCAAGAATTTCGAAGCTATTCCTGATGCTGTTGCTAGGCTTCCATCCGATCAGCTGGCGCATGTGGTGAATGTTTTTTCCAATATGCCTGAAGGATTGCAGCCCCTAGGTACTCAGGCATTGCAGGAGATTGCTGGTCATTATGCCAATAGAATTGTAGAAGCCGGGACTCCTAAAGCAGTAGGAGGCTCCTGGTCTGACATTGGAGTATCCAAATATCTGCAAAACAATAATGCTCGTTTGGCCCAAGTATTTACGCCAGAAGGCATGAATATGATCGGCGATCTGAATCAGGCAGGGAAAATTACGGCAATGGACAAACGTTATATAGGAGCCGCAGGACAGAGCCAGAACTTCCTGCAGCGCGGTCTAGTTTATGCATTGCCCAAGCTAGGAGGTATGGCAGGAGGGGCAGCTGGAAGCTTGTTGGCTGGTCCTTTAGGTGCTGGCTCAGGCGCATTGGCTGGTGAAGCCGCAATGAGCCAAATGTCCCAGAAGATGCAGGCTGCTTATGCCCGCAAACAGATGCAGCAGCGTATCAAGCCTCTAGGGCCAGGTCCGGTACCTGCGGCGCAGCCATAACCATGCTTTTACGGCCGCTATAGCTAAAAGAATCTGAATCATGGCTACCTACAATCTTAGCCCAATTGGCAACGAATTCGAGCAATTTTTCGGTGCTGCCGGGGCTAATTTTCCTCCGAATCTGCCCCTAAATGGCGGATTCCTGAACACGTTCCAGGCAGGAACCTCTACGCCTATTGCCACGTTTGCTAACAATTTAGGATCTATCCAGAACTCTACCACGATGCAGTTAGGGCCTGATGGCCGCTTTGCGGGGGCTATCTGGCTGCTGTCTGGGCAGGCGTACAAGTTCCAGCTTACAGACTCGACCGGATTCCAGATATGGATTGTCGATAACGTTTCCGGAATCAATGATTCCTCGCAGATCACTAACGCCGAGTGGATAGCATCGGGCGCGGTTCCTACTTACTCGAGCGCTACTACCTTCACGACCCCAGGAAACACGACCGGGACATTTCAGCCTGGGCGAAGAGTAAAGGCTACTGTAACAGCAGGCACCGTATATGGGACAGTCTTCACAAGCACGTTCGGTGTATCCACGACCATTGTGCTTACGATGGATACTGGACAGGCACTCGATAACGGATTGAATCAAGCTCTGGTTGGGTTGCTAGGGGAGAGCAATCCTAGTGTTCCGCAGATACTTCCATATAACACGGTATTTTTCAGGGCGCATAGATCATCCAACCAAACTACTGGTACTACCGCAATATTTGATGTGATAGATAGCCAGACAGGAGGAACAAATTACAGCAATAGCACTGGAATATTCACCGCACCTTTCACTGGATGGTATCACTTCGATTGCGCATTAGCTGTGTCCAATACTGGAGGCGCGGGGATTATTGCTGGCAGCTCCATAACTGCAAATTCTGTTAGAGTTGCAGGATATACAGTAACCATAGCAGCGGGAGTTGTTGGAGGATGGGGAATATCTACCACATGCCCATTAACTGCAGGACAGACCGTGCTTTGCGGAAACGATTCCGGATTCACTGCCTCATATATTCTTGTCTCTGGAGCTTCTCTAGGGGATACAAGTTTTTGCGGTTATCTGGTGGCTAGAACAGCATGAGCGTATTTCTTTCTCCGGTTGGGAATGGTGATGTTTTCCTGAATCCTCCGGCATCTCTTGCTGGTGCTGGATTGCCTGCTAATGGTGGATTCATAAATACTTATTTGGCCGGCACTACTACGCCAGCGGCAACCTATACAACATCCTTAGGAAATGTAGCCAATACAAATCCTATCGTACTTACCCCGGCTGGCATGGCACCTTTTGAAATTTGGCTTACCGGCGGTATTTCATACAAGTTCATTATCACAGATATTTATGGCGTCCAAATAGGCCCCACATATGACAATATTGTCGGGCAATATGATGCCACACAAGTTTCATATACGCCTGGAGGTACTGGAGCCGTAACAACTACGGTAGCTATTGAGTTAGGCCGCCAATGGATAACACCGGAAGATTTTGGAACTAATGTTGGAACTGGAGGAGACGATACTACAGCTTTAAGCGCATGGATAACTTATCTTAACACTGTATCCACCAATCAGTTTGGGAAGATGGCTTCCACTGTCTACAACATTAGTGCCCCTCTTCCTCAAATCAATAGCAGCGGAGTGTGGATTCTTGGGGCTGGTTCTGATGACTTCCATAACGGAGGAACCGGAACCGATCAGACCTTCATAAAATGGATAGGAAGCTCTAGTTCTGGAACCATGCTCACGATAGCTCCTACCAGTGGAGCACAGCAATACTTAGTAGGCAACCGACTTTTGGGGGTGAGTTTCGATTGCAATAGCGGAACCATTGCTAACGGGGTTTTGCTTCAATCTATACGGGGCGGCGAATTTGAATTACGCGTCAAGGATGCCGGGACCGCCGGACTTACTTGCGGAGTAGTTGCTTCTCTCACTTCGGATCCTCGCGACTTCCAGATAAACAAAATTCGATATAAGGGAAGTCAGACAAATGGATCGGGAGTTAACGGCATCTCATTAGTGCTCAATGGAGATTCTGGAGCCAATCCGTCTTTCAATATATTCGAAATCATAGATATTGTTCATTCAAATGCTTTGGCTATTCAGTCAATTAACGCGGACTCGAATATTTGGATAAATGTTCGATGTTTCAAAACAGGAGGGGGAACGGCTAACAATTCTATCGAATGGGATGGTGGAGCTACTGCAGCACAGGCTACCAGAAGCGAATTATTCCATGTTCTTTATACTACGGTGGCGGCTCATGCTAAAGGGGCAGGATTTGCAGTAGCTCCAGGTAATATCAAGATCCTATCTCTTAACAAAGAGAACAATACGCCAGATCCTGTTGTAGATGGTGGGGCACAGGTTTCATGGTGGGATAGCGATACTTGGGTTACCGGAAGATGGGCTTCCTATGTTCCTGTGTTAACCGCAGGCTCGGGAGCATTCGGAGTAAGTCCTCCAACGGCAACTGGGCGCTATATTCTCACTGGAAATGTTGTCAACTTCTCGATTGTCATTACATTTCAGGCAGCCAACAGTGTTGGAACTGCGGGAAGTTTCATTGGTGCTACCCTGCCTATTACATCAGGAGCATCTTGCTCTGCGGCTGCCACTGGATGGGAAACTACAACAGGAACAGCTTTGATGGCCAAGATAAACTCGGCTGCTACCACAATGTTTATTTTCAAATATGATGGGGTTTCTTTTGTGGGTGCAAACAGCTTTGTGGAGATTATCAGTGGAAGTTACGAAGTCGTGCCTCCAGTCATCTAAAGATGAAGAATGGCCTTGGATTCCTCCTATTGACAGGAGACTTCCTATTCCAGGAGTTCCGCGATGATTTACCTCCGCAAGATATCGGTCGATAATCAAGGCGCCTTCTATCAGTTCTATGATGAAGACGAATTACTCTTCTATGTCGCCACCCATACCTATCAACAGACAGACGGCTCATGGCTCCCCAAGACTCCTGTTGGTGTGTATGACTTGGTGCGCGGAAATCACACTCTGAAGACCGGACAGACGTTCTATACCTTTGAGGTTATGAACGTTCCTGGACATACAGGAATACTGTTGCCGCACACCGGGAATCTACCTGAGCGAGATTCAGAAGGATGCTATCTCTGCGGTACGCATGTAAGCACGCTAGGAACCGTCAAGGATGTATCTAATAGCGTTGATGCCTACACGCTCTTTACCGGACATTTCGACGGAGTAACTTCGGGACAGGTGACAATCGAGTGAATAATCAGGGGCCAATAACTAATCCTGGAGACTATCCCAAGAAACTCGACCCTGTCTGTCCGCTCTGCAAGCAGAATCCGCATGCCAATACCTGCGGCATGTGGTCCCCGTACCAGAACTGGCTCAAGGAGCATCAGAAAGCGTGTGGCTCCTGATCGCTCGAGCAATTTCAGCGCTGGAGCTTTTGGCTGGAGGGTCGGCACTTACCTTCGTTCTGGTCTATGTCGTGGTGCACAATTTCACTGTTACCTGGCCGTTCGTGGCCTATACGACCATGTATGGGACTTACCATATGGGGCGTGCTATGTTCCGGGAATTCCTGAGGTCAAAGATGGGGAATCATGAATCTGACTCTCATTAGCGCTCTTGGTGGACTTCTTCTATCTGTGGCAGCATTCTTTTATGGGCAACACGTCGCCAATACCGCTTGCCAAGCAGATAAAGAGGCTATGCAGCTGGATGCATCAAAGAAAGAAGCAAGCTTCAAAGCCGCAGTATCAGGAGTCCAAGACGTTGCCAATGCCCACGAGCAAGGAGTAGTTTATGACTACCAGAAACGCGTACAGGCTCTTGCCGCTGCCAATGCTGATGCTAGCGACAGTCTTAAGCGGATGCGCGACGCAATCGCCATCTATGCCGCCAAGCCTAACCCTGCAGGATTGCCCCAAAGCTCCTCCGTTCCCGTATCCCCTCCCGACCCCAGAGTTATCGAGCTGGGAAGCTTGGCCGGGTCGCTGGCAATTGGAGGTGCAGAACCTAGCCAAGACGCCGCTAGCTGTGCCGTCAAGCTCCGTGCTGCCGAAGCCTGGGCAGCCACAGTGATAGGGGAACAGAAATGACCGTAGCAGCCACTATAGCCCGCTGGAGTGCTCTTTTCCTGCTCATGCTTGTCATGACAGCCATATGCCCGTTTGCGATGGCTGTAGCCCTGATTTGGGCCACTCCTGACGGTCCTAATTCTCTTCCTTCATGGCTATATTTTCTGAATACCTGGGATGACCTAATTCCTACTCAGGGTGAGAAAGATGTGGCTTCTGTAGCTTGGGTGAGGACGCACCTAGGATGGTATGTGAAGACTTGGTATTGGCTCGGCCTAAGGAACCAATCCTACGGCCTGTTCCATATGATTCCTGGGCCTACAGATTGGCCTAACACGTCCTGGGTGCAATCCTTGCCGTCCGCTAGGATCTACACGGCAAGTATGCTTACTGGCGGCAAAGCCTACTTCGAGTGGCACTTACCCTATGTCTTAAGATTCGGCTGGAAGCTTAAGGACATCATCGATTCCAAGCACACGCCTGATGATCGTCCTATGTTCTGCTTCCAGCCGTTCAAGGGTCCTTAGCGCCTTTGTATTCTAGAGTCTCCTCCGCAATCGTCAGTGCAGGGCGGCGGGGGAGGAGGCGGAGGAGCTATCACAGGCAGCGTCGAGTGGACGTAGAAGTATGTGCCGCCCGATACTTTGCAGCCGGCTGCCTGGCAAGACTCCACAAGCGGGTTCTCGATATTGTAGGTAGTGAAGGGCAGCGTGGCTCCTAGCGTCTGCGTGGTCGTCCCATCGGCATTCACAACGATGGTATACAGATCCCAGTTGTCCACCTGACAGCACTCGGGCGTGTAGTTGTTGCGAGCTTGCCCGGTCAGAGAGTGGACGAACACGACCGCGTTGCCATTCACATCAACTGCCTGGGCTACGTCTTGGTACAGCGGCGTTGATGTGTTTGCCGAATTGTAATACCAGCCATTCGGCGCACACGCTTGATACGAAGTATTCAACACATCAAGCGTCGAGCCGTCCGGATTGGGCATGCTGTTGTCTTGGTATGTGGTGTTGCAGCTGACGATCTCTGCGTTGGTAGCCGGGTCGATCGGTTGTCCATTCACGCCATAGGTGACGAAGGTCCCATTAGCCGACGCAGGTGTCACATAGACCGCCACGGACAGCAAAACGTTGCCTGCGGGATCCGTGTAGGTGGTGGTCTGGGTGGACATTTCGATAATTGGCATCGTGGTGTAGAGCACGGGCTGCGTCGGGATCGACGTAACGCTATGCCCATTGCCGTAGCGCCCAGTTAGCGAGTTCTGTCCGTACTCCTTGATGAACGATAGTCCCGGGGTGTCACCTTGCTGTCCGTACTGAAACCCGATCGTCACGGACGCCAGTGCAGGCGCAGTGCCGGTTCCCGGGATGACTACAGTTCCGTTTCCAGATCCCGCGCCGCCCGAGAATGTCCATTCGTCTACCGATTCCGCGGCTACCTGCGCGTATGCTGGAAGCACGCACGCGATAAGTAAAGCCCCCGCAAGTTTCTTCATTCGTGTTTCTCCCCAAGAGAAAAATGCCCCAGGAACCGCTGGGGCTCGGAGTTACTCTTTCTTACGGGTTGGTGCCTTGTGTATACCACTGGGCGTACCCATGAATCTGAGGCCCAGTTGTTGGTGTTGCTTGCCATGTGCAGTATACTTGTGAGGGCGTAATAATTGTGTACCCAAAGGAAGTTGGGTCCATCACTACACTCCAAGGACCATCCGATTTGGTGCTAGAACCATTATCTAATATATATTTGATGTGGGAGTCCTCTGCATTGCAAAGATCGGCAGCACTGGAAAAATGATCTCCTACTTGCGGAACACTACCACTACCAGTTGGGCTGTTTGATACCCAATCTTGGGTGCTTACCGTCCAAGATGCAAATGCGGGGGCACTAAACCCCAACACCATCAAACAAGCAATCAAAAGTCTCTTCAAAACCATCTCCTTAAAAAAAGTACCGAATCCCCTTCGGCTCGGGTGCAGCAAGAAATCTAAAGGCCACTCCGCAGGGCAGAAGCCCCAGTGGTAGGTTTGGCACTCGTGGCAGAAGTATTTCCTCATCCATGCTCGTGCTCGGAGGCCAGATGATTCAAGGCATCAATTACTCGAGTATGATTGATTGAGCCAAAATCTTGTCTGATCTTGTCGGCTGCATCCCTCAACGCCTGCGCCTTGGCTCCCGCCAGCACGCGCGGCCTCCGCGATGTCCTTGCGCAAAGACCGCAGCAGTTCGCGCAGATCAGTCATTGGATACGCTCCATGCGATGTGAGCCGAAGACGCATATATCAATGTCTCCGGTTTCCGTTCGAACAGTAGAAGATAAAGCCTCTGTCTGCGCGCAATGAGCCATCTTCATGGCTCGTTCTGATTCTGTATATGCCATGGAATCTACCGATCCTGTGTAATAGCCCAGCACATAGCCTCCACAGAATCCCATGCTTACCGCAACAATCAAGATTCCTGCTTCTAGTGCATGTTTCATGATTCCTCCGATAGCGAATATACCTGTATGACCGCTCTTGGGTTTTGCTTATCTATCCCATGATGTACATGCATTTCTCTTATCTGCCTATCGTTTTTTATGATCTTTCCTTGCAGCACATCGAAGCATAATGAGGGATCAAGATCGCTGCGCTCCGTCGTGTAATACAGCCAGCAGGTGACTCCTACAGGCCCCAGGATCAGCGGATCGAGGGTAGGCAAGGTCAGTGCTGCGACCTTTTCGAATGCCAGCGCTGGAGCCGATTTGATGAACATCGGCTTATGCGTCTTCTTGTTAATCACCATGCGACGGGAGTTACTTTTCGAGTAAGGTTGGTGAGGAATAACCCCGGTCCAGAGAACTGTCATTTTTCTACCGGAACCCATGTCAAATGATCACCAATAAGCTCTGTATATTTGTAATCTCCATGCTTAGTTTTATCGTCCATTTCGCATAGGTATGGGCTATCGCAGCACCCGCACCCTTCTATGTAAATTCCATGCTTCATCGAAGCAATAGAAATGTCTTCAAGAAACCCCGCCAACTTTTCCTTATCCATTCATCATCCTTTTAACGTCTTCTAGCAAATCGAATTCCGTGAACCCGAAATGCCGCTCCCAGGCACGCTTTCCCATCACATGTAGAGCTTCATTACCATTTCTGTGATGCCTAGGACATAGCGGGATAGCATCCATGTGATCGCTTCGCTTACCAAGGCGTCCTTCGCGGATGTGATGTATCTCACAGGGCGAGTCATTGATTCCTATCCTCCGGCATGCGGCGCATCCTAGAGCCGCTACGTTTCTCAGGTATAACTTTTCTTGCTTTGTCATCCGATCTTGCCTTGCGCCCGCTGATTGGCGTTGTATGTCCTCCATGCCTCAAGCTTCGCATCTGCCGTACTCTGAAGCCATCTTAAATGCTCATCAGCCTCGACAGTAATTCTTACGGCCTCCAAGTGCTCCAGATACTCATGGGACGCATACGCTTCCTGTTCCTTGCCGGATACGCTAGAAGCCTCTGAGGCACGCGCTAGCTTTGCGACTAGGTGCTTGGTATAGCCTTCCAGGAAAATGCGTTCTGCGCGCGCTTTGGCCGCTTTCTGGGCATTCTGGGAGAGCCATTCCAATGCTTTGTCTACGGTGTCGTCAGAAATCATCTACAACCACCATGGCATATCAGTAATTACCTTGGAGATATATTCCACTCTTAATCCGCCATCTTCGTTAGAAATTAGTCTTACATCAAACCCTAATTGATCAGCCGCTTTAACTCTATGAGCTAGTTCGGACAAAGACCAAGTTGTATTAATATTTTCTTTCGAATATGTCCAAAGCAGAACTCGCTTTCTATATATGATCTTAGAGAACTCTTTTCTGCAACACTCTTTAAGATGGTTATAAGGATTGGTTCGCATGGACTACCTCTTCACCGATTGCCTTGTAGCGATTTGCTTGTTAAGGGACGTGCGGGTTTTGCTGTGCTTGGATCCTAGAAGCTGCCAGAGAGTCATTTTCTGTTCGTTGTCGAGATTTGCTTCAGTGAAGCGCTTGAAGGCTCCCGACTCGTCTCCCTTAACCTCGATCATCTCCACCAGATCCATAGTCAGTTCCTTAATAACTTCCATGACTTCCGGAGCCAATTCAGGCTCGCCAGCCATTGCATTCTCAAGCGGATTGATGCGTTTCTGAGGTTCTGCGGCCGCAGCTGCATTGCCATCATCATCCACCGGAGCTATACCGCAAATCGCTTGCAGGCTAAATCTGCGGCTGTAGGTTGCTGCGCTGCCGTATCCGTGGGCATTGGTCTTGTCCACTGGAATGAAGAAATCCGATGACATCCACTGCCCGCTAGAGTGCATCAGCATCGTCTGACAGGAAACCCCGCCATCTACAGAGGACAGGAATTGCACCACTGATAGCCCATTGGACGAAAGAGGGCCGCGTATCGCATCCCAACAGCTAGCCAGGTCCGCATACTTTGAATTGAAGTGCGGATTGCGGCTATCCTTGATTGCGCCTTCCATCATGCCCTGCGCCTTGGAAAGCGCCGTCGCAAGTTCGTTGATCTGTTCACTGCGTTCCATGATTCCTCCGCTTGACACGTTACGAATAATAAACGATGATATGGGCGTTGTCAACAAAGGAATGACATGACTCATCCAATTCTTGAAGAACTCGCCAAATCGATCGGCGAGGATAACTATGCAGGACGGACCTACGAAGTCATGCAGGAGGCTACAGGCGTCAATCGAGCGACTCTCTGCCGTCTAGCTCAGCGCAAGGTTCCCCTGCTATCTGTAGAGCTTGCCAGCAGGATCGCGCCGGCATTTGGGTATGAGTTACGGTTGGTCAAACGGAGGAAATATGACAAAGCCTAAGCCTAAGAATAATTATCGAGTATCAGACATCCATCTGCGGATGTTTCTTAAGGATCATCTGGAGTCATATTTCCGGGATCATCCATTGGTATTCCTGGAGGCTCGCAAGATGATGGGATCCCATTCGCTTGCTAAGAGGGTTGCTTTTAAGGTGTTTCCGGAGTGAATCATGGAAATTACTGAGAAGCATTTTCATAAGCTGCAGAAAGAAGCTGCTAGATATCGATGGTTACGTGATATCGGAGACGAGACCTGGACTCCGATTAAGAAGAATTGGAACGGAACGACCGATGCCCTAGATAGGGAAATCGATAAATGCATGGCGGCTAGCAAAGTTGCAATGGCAAAAAAGGTTTGATAGCATATGCATGCCGATTGGGGAATCGGATTTAATGGAAAGAGCGCCCACGCTTGGGCTGGGACCTCGAAAGAGGTATGCGGACTTCCACCGTATTCCCCAACCAGTCCAGCCGTGGGCGTTTTTGCGTCTGGACGTCGGTTCGGGACTGACCCGGTCCTACCCGTCGAGACGGTGCCCGCAGGGGATGAAGCTGAAAGTAGCCAGCGCTTACTAGGGCTGGTACGGCAGCTAAACGAATGGCACCCGACCAGCAAAATGCGAGCTGGCCCAAGTTATCCACAGGCAAACCGCGAAAAGGCGGGTCTTTCCTTTTTACTGATCTAAAACACAAAAGACGCTTGCAAGGGGATCCTATGAAATTTCCTGATTTACCAGAACCTGCATATAATGGATTGGGAAGATACGGTATTTCAAAAGGATATTCTCAAGAACAGATGCGTTGTTATGTGTCTCCCTTTATTGAAGTATTAAACGATATTCTGGAAATGAGCATTGAGGATTTTGCTTGTCATGAAACTTCCAAGAGAATAAGAGAAGTTTTGGGGATTAAATGAAATCTATGGAGATTTACATATGGACTATGGAATGAAAGATTCTGAAGAAATTAGACGAAATGTTCAAGAAAGAGATGATGCTCTTGCAGTAATGGACATGGAATGGGCTAGAAAAAATATGCCTTACGCAACTAGCGATGAAGTAAGAATTATTGCCATGCACAAGGCAAGATATGAATGTACAAATCTGAGCAATTTAACCCGACAACAAAGTAAAGATTGGCTTTCTTCTAGAGGATATTCTCGAATTGATGGATCAAAGTTTCTACCAGACGGAGAGTTCCCGGATTAAAGCGCCACTGCATTGGAGCCAGGGCTATCGCCATTGGGGAAGCACGTGCGCGGAGCGAACGAATGGGTCGGGCGCTCGCGCTGGAACTTCGGAAGCTTTCACCTTTGGGGCGACGTGCCGACGCTGATGCCGATCGAGGTCGCAATCAAGAATTGGGGCGGCTCGTGGTTCAACGTCGCTAACAACACGATGAGTGGTCTCGTCCGGAATCCTGTTCATGCGCTGGCTGGGTTGAAAAATGCGAGGAATCGGTGGTCTGACGGTAAAGGCAACCTATCCGCCACAACAAGTTCTAAATCGCCTGCCCGCGCCCGCGCTTCTGCCCAGATTGCCAAGATCCCGTTGCCGCTCGCCCGCCATATTGCTAAGGTATACAAGCCATGACTACTAACGACGGCAATAAGGCAGATGCCGCTGACATGCTCGCGGTCCATTCAATGCTTAAACGCGCACAATATGCACATATGAGCGTAGAAGTGGTGCTGAGCTTTTCTCAATACATAAAGCGCGGCGACAGTATCGTTGAAGCGGCCCGTTGCGCGGCTTATGACTGGGACTGCTAATGACCCGAGGAACCCGTCTCGAGCTGACCGAATGCGTTATCGATGAATTCGAAAAGCGTTTCGTTGTAAATCATGGCGTAGATGACGAATCTACCACGGTCGAAATGCCATTATCTTTTTATAGGGATATACGCCGCCAATTGAGGGAGGCCATTTCCCGGATCGATCAATTGGAGAAGGACATATCATGAGCAGAGGCACCCGTCTTTCCATTACCGAGCTTCCAGACGACTGGGCCGAGTACTGTATCGAGCGCCGGCCGGATCTGAAACCGCATGAAATATGGGAGGATTTCACGGATTACTGGGTAGGGCGCGGCGAAACAATGGTGGACTGGAAGCGCACCTGGCAGACATGGGTCAGGAATACCCGCAGGAAGCCAGTATTCGCCCCTGAGCCGCCTAAACGAACCTACCCGCAATCCAAGCCTATACAGGCCGGCAGAGCCGATTCTGCGGCCTATAGGGAGTTCTGGGAGAGGATGGCAAAGCTTAAGCCTGCCAGTAGGTCTGTAGGGACATTTGTAAGCTTGGGGGAAGTGGTAACGCTCAGGCCTGGAGCAGGACTACCAAAAACTTGTGATGTGCAGTTTCACAGAGATGCCGAATGGGAACTAGAACGTGCTGCAATACAGCATGAAGGGGATCCGGTATGAGCCGAAGAGTAGGCGACCAAGAATGGTGTCATCACAAGGAGCGGTTAGTGATCCGACGCGGTCAATTGATCGGACTGCAAACGTGGCTGTTGAAGATGATCGTGAAAACGGATCCGATTGAATATCGAGTAAAGAAAATTCAGCACAAATACGGCTTCTATCCTTTCGATTGGACCAGGACTAGAGATTTACCGTTCGTCGGTTCGTGATTGACAACAGGACCGATTGTGTTTAGGATTCAAAACATCGAAACACAAACGCAAGGGGAATCCGAAATGACCGTCCGCCAAGTTAGCTTCGACCCGCTGAAAACCTGCTCGTCGAGTTCGCGTGCTGGGCGTTGAGGGGAGTTTGAGCGTGGGAACGCATACTCCTGGACCGTGGGAATGGAAGCCCTCAGGGGAAGAGGCGAATCACTTCATGGTCGTCAAGCCAAAGGGCGGTTTCAACGGCGATGCGATCATCGCCCATCTGCGCTGCGAGGAAAACGCCCGCCTGATTGCTGCCGCGCCCGATCTTCTGCACGCGCTCAAAGAGACGGCCCTGGCACTTGCGCGGGCGCGCACCATCAACGGCGACCTTGTGGAGCAGCGCCTTGCTGCGGATAAGTTGGCAGCGCATGCGATCGCAAAAGCGGAGGGCGCATGACCCGCCGCCTCCTCCGCGCATGGTTCCGCTGGTCCGACCGGCTGTTCCTGTCCGAGTCTATGTGGGAACGTATCTATAACTCAGATCAATACAAGGTGAGATGATGGCTAACATGTCCTATTGCAGATTCCAGAATACCGTACAGGACTTCGAGGGTTGTCTGGAGTTCTTCCAGGAACAGGAAAGTATTGATGATCTTTCTGCCGAAGAAAAAAGGGCTGCTAAGAAGCTCATAAGGCTCGCTGTTCAAATGGCGGAGTATCAGGATCTACTAAACAAGGAAGCAGCATGATCCAATTCGGCCCATTCGATGCAGCAGGAAACGCGGCTCTTGAGATGCAGAAGGTACTAGGATTCAACAAAGGCAAGCGAGACTTCGCGCTAGGCAAGGTCGATAAACCTGTAGTGAAGGGGAAGCTGGATCAGGCGCGGATGGATGGCTATATCGACGGCTGGATGACAGCGCAGGTAGCGCATTACAAGCGCTTGCTGGATGCTTCTGAGCCGAGGACCGAACGGAGCTAGCAATGAAAATTGATCTGTTTATGTTGGAGAGTCTCTGCTTTGGTCTTTCCGTTGGGGCCTTTGTATTAGCTATCGACATGCTAATCATTGCGGCCTGTCATTGCTAGGAGGAACTATGAAGTTCGAGGTTAAGAACCGATTTTCTGGTGAAGTTCAATTCACGGCAGAGATTGAATGTGCGGAAGATGCTTCGGTATCGGTAAAGCTTGGTTTGGCTGTAAGGTGGGCATATAAGACTGGTGCGGACCTGCGCGATGCGGACCTGCGCGGTGCGGGCGGGCGCGGTGCGTAACTGCGCGATGCGAACCTGTGCGGTGCGAACCTGTGCGGTGCGGACCTGAGCGGTGCGGACCTGCGCGGTGCGAACCTGAGCGGTGCGGACCTGCGCGGTGCGAACCTGCGCGGTGCATTAAAAGTGGATTCTGCGGATATTCCGGTGATTCCGAATATCGACAACGTAATTCTTGGTGCTATCGAGATGGGCGGAAAACTTGATATGAATTCATGGCATGCCAATGGCATATGCGGGACAACTCATTGCCGTGCCGGATGGGCTGTGCATCTAGGGGGAGAGAAAGGGAAAGCATTGGAGGCCAGATTTGGCCCGCAAATTGCAGGAACTTTGATCTACGAAGCTTCACGGCCCGGACAGCCTGCGCCTGATTTCTATGCAACAGATGACGATGCGATGGAAGACATCAGGAAATGCGCTATTCATGTCGAGGAAGTGCCGACGATTGATGCTAGTCCGTGTTCTAGCGAGTGAACCGGGACCCCAATGCGCAGCAGCACACAGAGTAATCTGACATGGCGTTAGCGGTTGGGGATCCCGTTTTATGACAGATCCTGCATGGTGTCCAACTAGAGGAGATTGTTTAGATCCTATTCATTGGCCGTGGTGGACATGGGTTATTGGATTCTTTGCTCAGTATGTAATAGTTGTTTTGATAGCTAGTTTTGATCGAATCAAAACAGCAATTTGGATAGTATTGCGAAATTGGAGAAAACGATGATTCCGAGAACTTTCCATAAGTTCTATGCAGATGTGATGGGATACTTTTGGTTTCCTTGTCCAGTCTGTGGAGAGCCATTCGGGGGACATGAATTAGATGAGAATTATGTAGCTCTTGAAGCTACCGCGAAAGATGGCAAAGCCATGGCGACAGTGGTCTGTCCCAAGGAAGCTTGCAAGGCGGAGGCAGTAAGACGTAATATGGCAGCTGGTTTCCCTAGGATCGTCAGGAGCTAGCATGGCTAAGATGAATCAGTACAAAACGGATTACGGCACCAAGGGCGAATCCGGAGAGAAGGAACCCAAGGGCGCAGCTGCGGCCGATCGCTGGCAGAAGAAAGTCTCGGTCCCGATTGCGGATCGGGAGAAGGGCCAAGAAGGCTACACGCGCGAGCGGGAACCTGCTGGCGCTAAAGGCAAGGATAGTACCGGCGAACGCAGGGAAAAGATTGAGGGCGGCGTCGGTCAAGGAAAGGCTGATGCATTAACCGGCCGCAAAGCATCCCATGCTGGTGCCCATGATGGCCGCACGGGCGAGATGAATTCCGGGAAACAAGAAGGCGTTATTTACCGTCATCAGCGCGGCAAGATGGGATTCACCCATAAAGGCTAAGAATGAGCCAAATGAAGGGCTATGTATGGCATTCCAAGACAGGGCAATTGGCTTCTGCATTAGAAAAGTACGGCTATGACCAGCCCAATTGGAAAATGCTCGAGCAAGCGCTGGATCTGGCCTATGAGCAGGAATGCTTAAACGATAGCGTCAATGGGCGCTTGAAATGGGCACAGCAGGAAATGGTCAAGGTAGCGGTTAATTCTGGCCGCTATGCCGTTCGATGCTATGAGATCAATATCGATACGGAAGTCTGGGCGTTTGCGGGATGCAGATACAAAGCAGATCACAAAGATACGCTATACGAGGACGATAAGAAAACCCTGAAAGAGCCATTTGTGGAGCAATTCGGCCGGATTTGTGCGCCGATAGAATGGGTTAGAGAGCATTGCAAGGAAGTCAAGTGAGACCGCTCCGGGATCACATCCTGGTGAAGCCAGACCCCATTGCGGGCCATGTGAGCAAGCGGATAGTGGTGAATGCTCGTACGGTAGGAACAGGGGAGAATCATGCTGGCAGCCGTGAGCAGCTGGGCCGTACGGGTACTGTTGTTGCTGTGGGTCCTGGTAAGACCACGCGAAAAGGGGTCCAGCACTCGCCAGCCCTTTCTGTAGGCGATCGCGTACTTTTTGGCGAATGGGACTACCCTGAGGTACCCGCTCTCGGGCCAGATAGGCTACTGGTTCTGTCATGGCAAGACATATGCGGAATCATCGAGAATGAATAAAGTCATCTCCGATCTCGGGATCAGCGGGCAGATCACCGCCGGACTATGGCTGCTTCTCGCCGCGGCTGGACCCTTCGCTGGCGAAGGGGCTGCTCGACGAAGCGAAGCTAGGAAACTGGACCCTAAGAGCACCTGGGGCGCCGGGTTTCGCTAGATCATAATGCCACTAACAAAAAAAGGGTCAAAGATCATGGGAAACATGGTCAAGGAGTACGGCGGCAAGAAGGCTAAGGAAGTGTTCTACGCTAGCCGAAATAAGGGTACGATCAAGGGAGTAGAAAAAAAGCGTCAGAAGTAGATAATAGCTAGATGGCGCTTGGACGAAAAACTGGTGGCAGGACTCGCGGCACTCCCAACAGAGCTAGTACAGCTAGACAGGAGTCTGTGTCGAATTCCGGGTTAACGCCGCTCGACTACATGCTGAATCTTCTGAGAACCGAAAATGCTAAGCCAGAGGACAGGAAATGGGCGGCTCAGACTGCGGCCCCTTACATTCATCCAAAGCTAGCCAATGTGGACATCGGCAATGCTGGCGGGAAGCCATTCGAAGTGAAGCTGTCTGACAGCGATACCAAACTCCTATGATTCACCTGATCGAGCCTAAGCGTCGCAAAGAGTATTCCAAGGAATTCAAGCAGGAAGTGGCGGAAAGGATGATTCTGGAGAGCCTTACATGTCGCCAAGCCTCTGAGATATATGGAATCTGTGTGGATAATGCTTGGCGCTGGCGCAATCAGTTCTCGCCGTGAAACTGACAGTCAAGCAGGAGCAAGCCAACGACTTGCTTGGCAGCTCAGCCGAGCAAATCCTGCTGTATGGAGGCTCCAGATCCGGCAAGACATTCCTGATTGTCCGTGCGATCGTGGTCCGAGCCTTGGCCGCTTCGTTCTCGAGACATGCAGTGTTCCGGTTCCGGTTCAACGCTGTCATGGCTTCGATCGTTGCGGACACCTTTCCCAAGGTCATGCGCAGCTGCTGGCCCGAGCTTAAGTACAGCGTAGACAAGCGGGAATGGGTAGCCAGGTTCGAGAACGACTCGGAGATATGGTTCGGCGGTCTGGACGACAAGGAACGGACTGAGAAGATCCTAGGCATGGAGTTCTCGAGCATCTTCCTGAACGAAGCCAGCCAGATCCCGAAGTCCAGCCGGGACATAGCGGTGACTCGCCTAGCGCAGAAGGTGAAGATCGACGGGACCGAGCGGGATTTGCGGCGCAAGCTATATCTAGACGAGAATCCTCCAAGCAAAGGACACTGGACCTACAAGCTCTTCATAGAGAAGCGTGATCCGGATACCAAGATACCGCTAGGAGATCAGCAGAACTATGTTGCGCTGCAGATGAATCCATATGACAACATGGATAATCTGCCGGCGGACTATATAAAGACGCTCGAGGGGCTGAGTGCCAGGCTGCAGAAACGGTTCGTTAGAGGAGAGTTTGCCGATGCTAACCCGGATGCCCTTTTTGATGATGCAACGATTGACAAATGGCGGGTGCTTGACGGGGTGGTGCCCGACTTGCAACGCATCGTCATTGGCGTGGATCCCTCTGGAGCCAGCGACCGGGACACTACCGAGCATGACTCAATCGGAGTTATTGTCGCTGGCCTTGGAACTGATGGGAACGCATACGTGCTCGAAGACTGCACCGTTAAGGGAGGACCGAGACTGTGGGGGGCGATTGCCACGGGGGCTTTTGACCGGCACCAAGCTGACCTCATTGTTGGGGAGGCTAACTTTGGTGGCGCCATGGTTCAACACGTGATTCAGACAGCGCGGCCCAGAACGCCCTACAAGGCTGTCATTGCCAGCAGGGGTAAGGTAGTGAGGGCCGAGCCGATTGCGGCGCTATATGACGTTGGTAAGGTGCGCCATGTGGGATATTTCAGGGATCTGGAGGATGAGCTAGCCGGATTCTCGACCATTGGCTATACAGGGACAGGAAGTCCTAACCGGGCTGATGCTGCGATCTGGGCTCTTTCGGAGCTATTCCCTGGAATTGTTGCAGAGCGCAAGAAACAGAAGGTCAAACCCTTACCGCAACAGCGTATGATTTGGGCAGGATGAAATATCTTCCTTACGAATCTTTACCAGAAGATGGAGATAACTGGACAATCAATTGTGTCCAGGCTCATACATTGGAAGCGACTTCTTTTATTGCGGCTGGATCACATATAAAATTTAGATTTAATGATCGTCCAACAAGCCAAAGAGTAAGGCGAGACGGCGATACTTCTCCAAGGACTGAATAATCATGCAACTAGACGATATCAACATCTCCGAATACTTCGATTCTGCCATCATGCCGTATGGTATGAGACTCACGCATCTGCCGAGCGGACTGTCGGTCGCCGGCAACTGCAAGCATGAGCAGAGCAAGCTTAAGCTGAGGGATACCCTGACGAATCAGCTCAGCATCTTTGTATCTCAGTGGGAGGGAGAGAACAAGGCTCATGTGCGCAAGAGCGCGGCAGAGATAGAGAATGAAGAACTTAAGATGAGGCTAGCGCGTCTTGAGGAAATGTTTATGCGGGGCAATGGCGGTGCTGTAGGAACAACGGCACTTCCTGAGCCACAAGCTCACCCCGCTCCTAGCAAGAGTATTGTCAAGCGTAGAGAAGCGCAGAAACCGAAAGGCACGCATAACTGGACGCCAGAACGCCGTGCTGCTGCGGCCCAGCGCATGAAAGACAGGCAAGCAGCCAAGTATGGCCTGAATCCTCCTGCCGAGTCTCCCAAGGTCGATACGCCCATGGGGCAGATGACGGAGCAGGAGTTTGTCAGGCGAGCGATGCGGCCACCTACTGAGCCGCCACAGAAACTTCCGCGCGCACATGATAGTCATGGTTCGACGGTAGTAAAGAAATCACCGGATGTGACTTGGATCAAAGAGTGATGTGGAACTATCTGACGCCATTTCATGTGATCTATGAGCCTGCTAGGCGGTATGAGATTCCCGAAAGATTCAGGATCATTCTAGACGCGCCCTATATTCTATGCATTGATACATGGGCGAAATGTCGAATAGAGAATTGGGATTGCGGCATTGTTGATCATCTGAATGCCTGAAACTCTTAAAGAACTTCTGAGCTATGAACCGGAAACGGGAATATTCCGGTGGAAAAGTTCGCGCGGTCGCGTAAAAGCTGGAGATGTAGCTGGCTGTTCTAAAAATTCTTGCGGCTATGTCCAGATAAAAGTTAAGGGATTAAGCTGTAAGGCTCATAGATTGGCATGGCTCTTTGTTTATGGAGATATTCCAAAGGAAGAAATTGACCATATCAATGGGATTCGTGCGGACAATAGAATATGCAACCTAAGGCTTGCAACAAGAGCGCAGAACCAAAGAAATAGAGGAATAACGAAACGCAGTTCGAGCGGCTTAAAGGGCGCCTATTGGTATCCAAGGCTAAATTGTTGGGTAGCCAAAATCCGCGTTAATGGAAGACTGCTTCATCTAGGATATTGGCCTAGCAAATATTCGGCTCATAATGCCTATAAATTTGCTGTTCCTTTACTGCATAAAGAGTTCGCTCGTGTCTAGCACCATTCCCCAGGAGTCGATCGAATTCTTCCGGCGTTCGGAAGACTACAGCTCGCACTATCGCCAGCAAGGTCTAGAGGACTTGCGCTTTTCCTATGGCAGCCAATGGCCACCAGAAATGCAGAATCAGCGGCATCTGGAGAAGCGTCCTATGTTCACGATCAATGAGACGGATTCCTACATCCGTCAGGTCGTGAACCAGATCCGCCAGCAGCGGCCCAGAATCAAGGCTCATGGGGTTAACTCGAGCGCTGATGCCAAGATTGCGGAGATCATTACAGGTTTGACCAGACATATTGAGGAGTTATCCGATGCTTCTAACGCTTACGATCTGGCCGCCGAATTCGCGGTCCGAATGGGGTGGGGCTATTGGAGGCTTAGGGCGGATTACTGCAATGATGATAGTTTCGACCAAGACGTATTCATCGAGCCTATTTGGAATCCGTTTTCGGTTAGCTTTGATCCGTACTCGCACGCCCCGGACGGTTCGGACCAGACGAAATGCCTGATATCCGGGATGATGGCGAAGGATGATTTTCGCAGGATGTATCCGGATGCTCAGGAGACAAGCTTTAGCGTAAGAGCGGTAGGAGATACGACCGGAGAATGGCTGACCAAGGATTCGATTCGGTGGGGTGAGTTTTATAAGCTCGACAAGGAAAAGCACAAACTCATTAATCTGTCTGACGGGTCTTCCTGGTGGCATGACGAGATTCCGGACAGCGGCATTCTCGAGCGCGCCGGGATCAAGGTAAAAGGTGACCGGGAAAGCTGGCGTCATCGCGTCAATTGGTACAAGGTTACGGCTGTAGAAGTGCTTGAATCGCGGCTATTGCCTGGACGCTGGATTCCGGTAGTGCCGGTCTATGGCTCTAATATCGTGGTTGACGGCAAGACGCAGCGGTTCGGCATGACTAGACATATGAGGGATCCTCAGCAAGTCCTGAATTTCACCCAGACCGCGATTATCGAAACTGTTGCTTTGGCGCCTAAAGCCAAATGGGTTGCTGCCTCGGAAGCGGTCAATAACACCCTGAATGAGTGGCAGGCGGCCAACATTAGCTCTTATGCGCTACTGAGGTATGAGCATCGGGACGAGCAGGGGAACGAGATTCCTATGCCTCAGCGGCAAGCGCCTGAGCCTCCGCCCGAGGGCTGGCTAGTTGCTGCTAATAATGCACATGAGTCATTGCAGCGAGTCGCCGGAATGTTCGATCCTGCTATGCGTCGAGATGGTCCGACCAGCGGCAAGGCTTTGAATGCCGAACAGCAACAATCGGATATGTCGAGCTACCATTTCTATGACAATTTCACGCGATCTGTTAAGCATACGGGCCGGATTATCCTGTCGTGGATTCCTGCCTACTATGGCAAGCGCCGGGTTATGCGGATTATCGGGGATGATGGGAAACCGGATCTGGTGACCATCAATGACGATCAGGCGGTCAGCAAGATCGAGAATGATTTGACGGTAGGGCAATACGATGTGGTCATGGAGACGGGGCCGGGATATAACTCTAAGCGCCAGGAAGCGGTGGAGTCTATGGCCCCGCTCCTGCAGGGTCCAAACAATCCGCTTATGCAAGTTGCCGGGGATTTATTCTTCCGAAATATGGATTTCCCAGGTGCAGAGGTTATTGCGGATCGGCTGGCTGCAGCGAACCCGCTTGCACAGATCGATGACAAGTCCGACATCCCGCCCCATGCGCAAATGATGATCAAGCAGCTGCAGACTCAGTTGCAGCAGGCCGGACAGCAGTTGCAGGCCGCAGGAATGCAGATCAAGAGCCGAGCGGATATTGAGTCCATGAAAGAAGCGGCCGAGTCTCATCGTCTGCAGATCAAGGAAAGTGCAGAGACCCAGCGGGAGATGATGCGCGATCGCACCAAGCAGGACGATATGCATACGAAGGCTCATGCGACCCTGAGCGCGGCGGAAATCAATGGTGCGGTGGAGATCATGAAGCAGATCAAGCAGCACGGCCATGAGCGCGTATTGGCTGCTTTCGAGGCATTGGTAAACCAGCAACAGGCACAAACCACGAACGGATCGGGACAATGACACATGCAGAGTTTGCGAGGATGAATGGACGTATCGAAAAGCTCAGGTCAGTGCTTGCTTACATCGTAAATCAGCCCATTACACCTGATGGCAGGGAATGCGATCAATTGCACTGCATGAACTGGATTGCATGGGCTAGACGGTTTGCAAAAAGCTCTATTGAGACTGATCTAAACATAGAAGCCGGAAGAAACGAACGTGCGGAGCACATAGATGGGTGAAGCAACCGTAGTAACAGGAGATACGCGCGCCGATTTCATGGCGTCCAAGGGGAAGATTGCGCCTTCGCAGGGTCTTCCTACCAAGCCAGTCGAGTCCAAATCCATTAAGACGGAAGTCAGCAAAACCGCTGAGAAGCAGGAAACGGCTGTAGTCGAGGCTAAGGCTGCGGAGCAGAGCAAGGAGAAAAGCAGCGTCGATGAGCGCATTTCCGAGCTTACAGCTAAGCGCCGGGACGCTGAAAAGCGTGCTGCGGATGCTGAAAAGCGTGCTGCGGAACTGGAACGGGAGCGCGATATTGCTTTGAGGCCCAAGGATTCGAAGCCGAGGCCGGAAGATTTCCAGGATCCAGTGAAATATGGAGAGGCATATGGGGAATGGCTGGCTGACCAGAAGGTAAGGAAAAAGGATGAGGCTGACCGCAAGGAAGCGGAGGAAAAGCGCCAGACTAGGCTGACTGCTGACTGGAATCAGCGCTACAAGAAGTGCCAGAAGGAAATCGACGACTTTGACGACGTGATCATGGCGGAGCCTTTGTCTCTCCAGCCCTGGATTCAGCAGGCCATGTTCGAATCAGAGGTTGGTCCGCAGTTGCATTACTACTTCTCCAAGGATCGGGACGAGGCAGGAAAGGTAAACGCTATGCCAGCTCCTGCTGCATTGCGTTATCTGGGCCGGATTGAAGTCAGGATTGAGGCTGAAAACGAGGCTCGCGGCAAGAAAAGCAATGTGGAAGTGCCTCCGCTGCCAGTTCCGAAACTTGAGCCATTCCGTCGCGCCAAAGAGGCTCCAGAGCCTATCAAGCCGATCGAAGGAAGCCAGCAGGTAGGCCCTGGCGGGGTGGTGGATGCAGACGGGAACGTAACCGGCAGTTATTTGGAGTACCGGAATGCCCGCCGTGCGGGAAAGATCAAATAGACCGACGAATGGTCATTGACCATTAGCAATAACAGGATACTATACAGATATCGTATACAAACTAATGGCACAATCTAATGGATCCCGCGCTGGCATTGGCTCTTTCGCTAGAAACTGCCGACTATCTGCAAACTCGCCAAATCATAGACAGGCCGCAGCAATGCGAAACTGTAGGAAAGCGGATTACCTGTTTAGATCGTTCGGAACAGAATCCGATGCTTGGTCGCCATCCTTCGCAATCCAGAGCGGCTATATTCTTCGGAATTGGAGCTGCATCTACCGTGACACTGAACCAAGTATTGCCGGAACCGTGGAAGTCACGACATATCTATACGGTGATCGGTTTCGAAGCAGCTATAGTCTCTCATAACGCATATATGGGTGTGCATTTCCATTTCTGATGTGCTGGGCATGCGACCGTTTATGGGTCTTGCGGGCGTTCGGTTATGAAGGCAAGAAAAGAGGCCATCCCCGCAAAAGACCGTGGGGATTCAATTCTCATAAGGTTTATCGGGCTTTGACAGCGAAAAAATTGTCGTGCTATAAGTAGTACTTAGAGCGCCGGTCTGGGCGACATACAGACGGAGTAGCGAGCCTTAATCGCGCAAATATCGTGTTGGCCCCCATGGGTAGTCGGGACCGAAATCCCAACTAACTTTTCGGAGGCCACATGGCCAATACGGAACTTACGATTTCCAAGATCACCAACGAGGCGTTGATGGTCCTGGAAAATTCACTCACATTCACGATGTGTGTGAACCGCGATTACGACGATCAATACGCGGTCGTAGGCGCGAAAATTGGCGACACGGTAAACGTCCGTCGCCCGGTGCGGGTGATCGGTACGACCGGCCCTAACCTGAATATCGAGGATTTTAATGAAACCTCTATTCCGGTTGTCCTGACGACTCAGTTCCACACGGATACGCAGTTCGGCACTAAAGAGCTGGCGCTTAACGTGGACATGTTCAGCGATCGCGTTCTTAAGCCCCAGATTGCCGCCATTGCCAACAAGATCGACTTTCAGGGTACTACGACCGCTGCCAATGGCATTGCGAACATCGTAGGAACCCCAGGAACACCGCCGACAGCGCTCCTCACCTACCTTACTGCAGCCGCCTTCCTGGACGCTGAAGGGACGCCTCGGGATGGTGAGCGCTCATGTGTGATCGAGCCTTTCACGTCGGCGACCATTATTGATGCCCTGAAGGGCTTGTTTGTGCCTCAGGACAAGATCGGATCCCAGTACATGCGGGGCCTGATGGGCCGTGATTCCGCAGGGATGAACTGGTATAACGATCAGAACATTGTCAGTCACACGTTCGGGTTCGCCACTGGCGCAACCACCATCACCGTGAACGGTGCGAACCAAGGATTGGCAACCGGCTGGGCGGCAACCTCGACCATCAGTATCAACAACTCAGCCAATAACGTCACCCTGCAGGTAGGGGATGTCCTTCAGTTCCCTGGATCGAATGCGGTCAACCCTCAGAACCGTCAGGCTTATGGCTCCAACAGACTGCGTAACTTCGTGGTAACTGCGACCGCTACCCAGTCCGGGGCGGGTAACTTCAACGTAGTGGTATCTCCCGCTGTGATCTACGGCGGACAGTTCCAGAACGTGACAGCTGCCCCCACGACGGGCGGCACGGTTACCTTCACCAGCCTGCCGACTGCTGGAGCTTCGAGCGCGGTTATCTCTCCACAGAATATCGTGCTGCACCGCAATGCCCTGACTTTGGCAGTAGCAGACTTGGAATTGCCGGAGGGTGTCCACTTCGCGGGTCGAGCATCGGATGAAGAAATTGGCCTGTCGATTCGCGTGGTGCGCCAGTACACGATCAATAACGACGCCATTCCAACCAGGCTTGATGTCTTGTTCGGATGGGCGATGCTATATCCGGAGCTTGGCTGTCGGGTTGCGGCCTAGGAGCTAACGATGCCTGGACGCGCTCTAGGGGTAATGACCAGCCAGTCTTGCGGCGAGACGCTGCAGCTTTTGTACATCGCTACCACCGTTTCGCAGCATCTTTTTATTGCAACCATCCCATGCATTCTAACTGCGGTTACTTACCGTATTCGTGTGGGATCAAGTTCAGGGACTTTCCAGATCGTCAAATGCCCAACTGGTACGGCTCCTGCAAATGGCACAGTGATTACATCGGCCATTGACATTAGCGCAACTCCTACGGCTGATACGACGCTTACAGCTGCGCTGACGGTTGGAAATAACAGTTCTAATGTAACTCTGAATACTGGCGATTCTCTTGCAGTGGTTATCGGCGGAACGATGACTAGTGGTGTAGGGCTGATCCAACTTTTCGTAGAACCTGTAGCTTGATAGCGAGGAATAAATGCCTAATCCCGGACCAGCAACTAACATCGTAAGTAACTCCATGGCGGAGCTGATCACGGTCAGCCAGCCCTCGCGTACGATCTATCCCTCCGCCCAGTTAACGGCTCTGACGGCGCCCGGTAATGGGACCATGAGTTTTAACTATGTGAACGTGCCGAATGCGTTCACCTGCAGTCGGGTCGATGCTCTGGTGGCCTTTTCGGTAGCTTCGAGCGCAACCACTAATACCTATGGTCTGGCTATCACTGCCATTGCCGGCATTTATACGCAAACTTCTCTCGGAGCTGGCACTGCTACTACCTTGGGTCTGACCGCGCTGACCACTGGATCTGTGACGGTCAGTTATAGCGTAGCCAGCAACACGGCAGGGGTGACCCAGCTTAATCAGAGTGCGCTGCGGAATATCTCTGTACCTCTTGGCTTTGCCTCGGTCTATCAGGGTGAATACCTGGTGGGATTTGCGATTTCGACCAATACCACATCGATCGGGCTTTCCACCACCGCACTTGGTCAAACGATGTCTATCTACGGTGGCGCACAGCTGCAAACCGGTCAGAACTATGCAGTCGAATTTACGGGCGCAACCGCCACTTCTGGTGGACTTTTCCCAGGCATGGGCGTGCACTCGGTAACGCAAAGTGCTCCGCTGGCTACCTATGCGGTTTCCGACATTAATGCTACCGGCGTAAACCTTTCTGCTGCTAATATTGCTCTGGTGTTCCGCAATGTCACTGTCTAAAAATGAAAGCAGAACTGGTAGTACAGGACTTTTCTGGAGTCCATAACAAGGATGTAGACGCTACTCGTCTACGCCTTACCAAAGGCGGCACCTGGAAGAAGCAGCGAATTGCCGTTGTTATTCCTGCCGCCGATACCATCCCTGCCAAGGTAGCTCTTAGCCATTGGAATCTAGCCTTTCCTCCGAATAATGGGGTAGTCCGCATTTTGGCTCAAGGCATGGAAGTCGGGGACGCTTATACGACCGCGATCGAGCAAATCCTGGCTCATCCGGAAATAGGGAAATGGGAATATCTGCTGACGATCGAGCACGATAACGCCCCTCCTGCAGACGGTGTTATGAAGCTTCTGGAGCGGATGGAAGAGCATCCAGAGTTGTCGTGTATCAGCGGTTTGTATTACACCAAGGGTATCGACGGATGTGCTCAGATCTGGGGTGATCCTAAAGATCCAGTCCTGAATTTCCGTCCGCAGCCTCCCGATCCAGAGGGAAAGCTAGTGGAATGCTGCGGTACCGGGATGGGGTTTGCTCTCTGGCGTATGAAGATGTTCAAGGATCCGAAGCTTCGCAAGCCATGGTTCAAAACTCAGACCAAAGACGGCATGATGACCCAGGATTTGTACGCTTGGCAGGACTTTCGCAAGAATGGCTATCGGTGCGCTATCGACTGTAGCGTGAAGGTTGGACACTATGATTTAACTGGAGTGTTCGGTCAGCCCGACATGATGTATTAGGAGAAGTTATGGATACCAGCGTTGATGTGCATGTGGCCGCAGCGGAAGAGGCTTTGAGGCAGATAGTTGCCGTGGCTACCGCTCAGGAAGCCGATCTGTCCAAGAAAAATGCATTTGTTGCGACCATGCAGGCCGCGCTAGCAGCCCTGAAAGCTTGATTATGAAAATTTACCTAGCTTGTCTCTTTTTACATGATGTTTAGCGGCATGTTTTCCATTGCTTTCGCAAAGCGCCAGATTATCTGGGCTATTGTCATCTCGTATGCCATTTTTGTGATGAACCGCTTCTTTCTTGGTAAGCCGTCTTCCAACGATTTGTTCCATAATAAGTCTATGCTCAAGAACATATCCAAGCTTAGTAGCATCAGGATGATTGGGAGCGTAGATATAGATGTATCCATCGGAAGCATGCAATACCCCGCCCCTCCATTTAGGATTACCGGAGCCTGATTTAGATGTGTCATAACATTTTTGGCTACAAAAGAACTTTTTCTGACACGGAAAAGTTGAATATGAATTGCCACATTGTTTGCAAATTCTGGAGACTGGCATGAGGTCCTCTGCTAAGTTGAAATCGATAAAGGCAGAGCCAAAGTCTATCACAAGATTGGATGTAGGTTGTGGGAAAAACAAGAAAAAGAATGATGATGGTCTTGGAGAATGGACCGGTATCGACCAATACAAGATGGATGGGGTTGATGTCGTCATGGATGTGCGCGCCCGCTGGCCGTATGACGATGATTCAGTGGACGAGGTTCACTCGAGCCATTTTATTGAGCATCTGACTGGCGAAGAGCGGGTGCATTTCTACAATGAGCTTTATCGGGTTCTCAAGCCTGGAGCGAAAGCAACGATCATTACTCCGCATTGGGCCAGCAATCGGGCCTATGGCGATTTCACCCATGCGTGGCCTCCAGTGAGCGAGATGTCCTTTTACTATCTGTCGAAAAAATGGCGGGAGACGGACGCCCCGCATACGGATATTCGCTGGAATCCTAAAGGCTATTCCTGCGATCTGGAATGCGCTTGGGGCTATGGAATGCGGCCTGATCTTGTGACCCGCAACAGCGAATACCAGCAGTTTGCTATGGCAAATTATAAAGATGCCTGCTTAGACACTCATTGCACCATGACCAAGAAGGCATAAATGGCGACCGCGACGGCGTTTGGACAGACTAACGGGCAATATCATGCTTCGGTAACGGCTACGCCGACTGCTACGCCATTCCAACTTGTCGGCAATGCTCAGAGCGTGCGGCAGCAGATCAGGATTGTAGTAGCCAACACGACTTCAGGATTGGTGCATATCGCTTGGGGGCAGACCGCACAGATTGCCACGAACATTGCCGGCGCTGGTGGCACTCCGACCGCAGGCCAGCAAACACCGCTAGCCAGCAGCGGAGGCGGGATGCTCACGTTTCTTGGGTCTGAAGTCGAAGTACTGGATTTCCCGGTCAATTCATTCTTTGCTTTGTGGTGTGGCACTGCAGCTGCAACGGCTGACGTATATATGTCTCCTGGAGAAGGGGTCTAGATGGCCCTGCATGCCGATCTTCCATCAGGTCTAGCCTCGACGGGGATTGGCCCCCTAAAGATCCCGAACCGGACGATCTTTCCTGATGGCAATCTGACAGCCATTACTGCCCCGACAATGGGCAGTATGAGTTTTCAGTACTTGCCTGTAGCAGGGGCATTCAGTGCCAGCCGGGTTGATGTTCTGGTCGGAATGTCAGTAGCCTCGACCGCTTCTGCCGTTACCTACGGCTTGGTCATCACAGCCATTGCAGGGATTTACAGTAATAGTGCTTCGACGCTGAATTCGCTTTCTACCGGCTCGACCACGGTCAGTTTCAGTGTTGCCAGCAATACGGCAGGCCAGACGCAGCTTAACCAAGCGGCTGTTCGAGCTATCTCGGTTCCGATGAACGTTTCGTTCAATCCTGGCGAGTATTTCGTGGCGTTTGTGCTTTCCACGAATACCAGTTCGATCGGAGCGGCAACTACAGCCCTTGGACAGACACTCTCGATGTATGGCGGCAATCAGTTGCAGACTGCCTCTAATATCGCGGTAGAGTTCACCAATGCTACGGCTACATCAGGCGGTTTGTATGCCGGCATGGGGGTGCATTCGGTAGCCCAGAATGCGGCATCAGCGACTTATGCGGTATCTGATATCAATGCTACGGGGTCTGCTCTTTCCGCAGCTAACATTGCGCTTATATTTCGTAATGTCTGATGGCACAACCTCTGAACATAATCTCGTCCGCCTTCCGGTCGATAGGTGCATTCGGCTCAGGCGACACCATAGGAACCGCCGAGACTAACGACGCGTTCTATCTGCTTAACGAAATGCTGGATCAGTGGTCAAACGACCACTTGCTGGTATTCTCGGTACAGGAAGTCATTCTGGAGCTTGTCGGTGGACAATACATTTACACCATTGGCCCGGGCGGTTCTGTGGGTTCATCTTTTACCGGATCCGTTAGCGGAACTGTGCTTACTGTCACTAATCTCGCATCGGGTGCTATCTCTACTGGACAGATTATCTCTGGTTCCGGTATTACTGCAGGTAGCGCCATCACGAGCCTCGGAACGGCTTTTGGCGGCAATGGTAACAACGCAATAGGGACCTACAATCTTAATCTGTCGTCTCCCTCGACAGGAAGTATCACCATCACCTCTTACCAGCCGCGTCCCATGCGGATCAATACGGCCTTTGTGCGTGTCGTGAACAGCATTACCGGGACGCTCGATTATGACGTTGATGTCTGGCCTTACGAGCGCTACCAGCAGATAGGAATCAAGACTCTGCCTGGACCGTGGCCGAAGATTATCTCGATGCTGCCTACGGAGCCGCTAGCGAGCCTGTATTTCTTCCCCAATCCTAGCCAAGGGGAGATGCATATCTTTGTCGATACGGTGCTGAACAACTTCTCCACCGTCAATGACAATATCGTGCTGCCGCAAGGCTATCAGGGGGCTATGCACTGGGGCTTGGCTGAATTGCTTATGCCTGAGTATGGAAAGCTTGAGCCGACCCAAGTACAGATGATCCAGAAGTTTGCAGCTGCCGGCAGGTCGTTAGTCCGTCGCACCAATATGAATCCACAGGTCCCCGCCACATTTGATGATGTGCTATTGCAGCAGATTCGCAAGGATGCTGGCTGGATCCTACATGGCGGGTTCGCATAATGGAGGATAGGCGGAAGGGAGTTTTATCAGATGAAGAATTCGAAGCCATTGCCCGTAGAGCTGCCGAACTTTCGTGCTCGCCAGAGTACGCAGAAAAGCTCTCTAGAAATGTCGCCCGCATCATTTGGGAAGAAATCTTCCCGCAGTATGTCGGTACTGGGCTTATATCGAAAGGTCTCTGGATCCTTGGGGCGGCCATTCTTGCCTTGGCTGGTTGGCTCTCGGGTGCGGGGAAAATCAAGTTTGGCGGATAAGTGAGCGATTTTGACTTCTGCGGACCTACTTACACTGCTCGTTCCATCTATGCGGATGACGAGGAGTGCATTAATTGGTACCCAGAAGTCCTAGAGGTAAAGCGTCCTGACGGGCGCGGTCAGGTCAATCTCTATCCTGTTCCCGGCAAGACCACGCTCCTGACCTTTGCAGACCTAGCAGAAGTCCGAGGACTAGGCGTATTCAGCGGCTCGACCATCCTGATAGCCGTCTGCGGATCCAGCGTCTACAGCGTCTCTACGGGCTTTGTGGCGACTTTCGTTGGAAGTCTAGCTACTAGCGCAGGGCCTGTCTCGATCGCGGACAACGGCACACATGTAATGCTGGTGGATGGCAATAGCCGTTATGTCTATGTGCCAAGCACTGGCTACTTTTCCAGCATCGGTACCGGAGCCTCGTTCAATGGGACGATGGCTGGATTTACCCTGACCGTTAATTCGATGACGAGCGGGTTCCTGGGGCTTTTCCAGACCGTAAGCGGAGCCGGGATCACTCCGGGCACACAGATTACAGCCTTTGGAACAGGCACAGGAACAACCGGAACCTATACCATCAGTCTGACCAATACACTCGGTCCAGAGGCAATGACTACCGTTGATGGTGCCTTTACGGGAGGCTCCCAGGTAGGGGAAGTAGACGGATTTTTCGTCTATGCGAATCCAAATAGCAATCAATGGGGAGCCAGTAACCTGAATTCTCCTGCCAGTCAGCCGCTGTCTGTCGGGCTTAAAGACGGGTCGGCGGATTTCCTGGTTACCCTGATTGTAAACAATCGGGAAGTCTTCCTGCTCGGGGAGCGTTCGAGCGAGGTTTGGGTAGATCAAGGATCATTCCCTTTCCCGTTCGTCCGGCTTCCGGGAACCTCGACCCAGCATGGCTGCGCGGCTCAGTATTCCATTTCCCGCCTTGGGGGAAGCTTTGCATGGTTAGGGAAGGATTCTCGTGGGCAGGGAATAGTCTGGAAGATGAACGGATATATCCCGGAACGCATCTCGACCTATGCAGTGGAAAATGCGATTACGAGCTATCCGGTCATCTCTGATGCGCGGGCCTATACATACCAGCAGGGAGGGCATGAGTTCTATGTCCTGACCTTGCCAAGCGCCGATATCACATGGGTCTATGACGACACCTCTAGGCTTTGGCACAAGAGACTATATCGAGACAATCTGAATGTGCTACATCGCGACAGAGGCAATTGCGCAGCGGTCTTTTCGAACAAAGTCGTGGTAGGCGACTGGTCTAATGGCAATCTCTACTCGCTCGACCTTGGCGTTTATACCGATGCTGGCGGGGTTCCGATTTGGCGCATGCGGCGCGCTCCTCATTTGACAGCAGACCTAAAGCGCGTGGCATACCAAGAATTACAGATTCAATTTGAACCTGGAGTTGGGCTTGTTACAGGCCAAGGGAGCAATCCTCAGGCGATGCTTACATATTCAGACGATGGGGGATCCACATTCTCCAATCAGCATTGGACATCTGTAGGAGCGATAGGACAGTATAAGAATCGGGCTCGCTGGCAGCGTCTCGGAATGGGTCGCGACCGGATCTTTCAAGTAGAAGTGTCAGATCCCGTGAAATGGGTGATAATTTCGGCTAACTTACGGGCGCAAGCATCGGCACATTAATGGCTAGCCAATCCTATTTAACCCCCGGAACTACCGGCGACTTTACGGGCATCCCCAAGCCAGAAGCTCCTATCGCCAAAAAGGATAGCGGGGCTGTAGAACAGGCTTGGTGGCGTTTCTTTAATGCTATTGCGGGTGTGCCTCAGACGGAATCTGCCGTGGTCGTAGGGACTTCTCCGACCTTCTATAAAGCCAGTCAGCGCGGGCAAATGCTCATCACTGGAAATGCGGCTTCTGCGGTCACGATAACTCGCAAAAATACATATACCCCTGGGCCAGTATCAGGATATTTCCCGATGTCTCCGGGAGATATCCTAACCGTCACTTATGGTGGTGGCGCTCCTACTTTGACGTTTTTCCCATCATGAACGAAGACGCCGGCAGAAAGCTTGCATGGGATGCCTATTTTTCGGCAGTCATGGCTATGAGCCTGCATCCTGGGACGACTCGAGACAAGGCTATACCGAGGACTGTAGTGGAATGCGCGATCATTGCAGACGAAATGATGGAAGAGCGCGATAGGCGCTTTGGAGGCGACTGATGCCATTTTCCATCGGTGCGGCAATCCTTGGAGGAACTAGCCTTATAGGCGGTCTGCTGGGCGCGAATGCTGCCTCTGGAGCCGCTAGTTCTCAGGCCGGAGCCGCACAGAATGCCACTAATGCCCAACTTGGAATGTTCAACCAAGTCATGGGCAATCTTTCGCCTTACATGCAGCAAGGTGTTGGTGCTCTTAACTCTCTCGATTATCAGCTAGGAATTGGATCAGGAAATTCCTACGGTCCTGCCGGAAATATGGGGGGAGGATTAGCTCCAGCGCAGTCGAGCGGTGCTGCAGCTGCAGGAGCAACGCTTCCTCCTCAATATGCCAATGCCGGATATACCCTACAGCCTAACGGCATGGTGCAGGATCAGTATGGCAATAGCTATCCTGGGAGTGCTTTTGGCGTTACTACCACGGCCGCACAAGCGGCCAGACCTACCAGCGGTCAGCAGACTTCTGGAATGCAGGCAGCTGCATCAGGTAATGGCACTCCTGGAAGTGCCGGATGGTTGATGCATCCTTTCGGCGCTTCGGATCTGAATGCGAATTTAGCGCCTGGATTCAATTTCCAGTTAGGGCAGGGCGAAGGGCAGATTGCCAATGAAGGAGCCGCTACCGGAATGAGCGGTAATACCCTTGCAGGTCTGCAGAGCTTCGGACAGAACTATGCGCAAAATGCCTATCAGCAAGCATTCCAGAACTACACGACCAATCAGCAGAATATCTACGGCCGTCTTGGGAATCTTGCCCAACTTGGTGAACAGGCTTCTACAGGAAGTGCCTCGGGCGCTCCGCTATTCTCTAGCGGGATCTCGCAGACTATTCAGGGATTGGGGCAGGCACAGGCTGCTGGACAAGTCGGCGTAGCTAACGCTCTTAGCGGCGGGATTGGTAATCTTGGTAGCGCCTATGCTTTCCAGAATCTACTGTCTGGAGGCGGCGGCGCAGGTGCTGCAGCGGTTCCGTGGGATGCAGGATTGGGAGCCGGATAATGCCGGATTACAGTATTCCGCTCCAAGTCAATCAGCCCAATACGCTTGGAGCTTTGGGTAATCTCGTCAACACTGCGCAGGGAATCCAAAGCTTCCAGAGCGGAGCAATTCAGCAACAGCGGCTCGGCATTAATCTGCAATCGGAGGTTCAGGCCAACAATGAACGCAAGGCAGTTATTGCTGCTATGCAGAGCGATCCTGATTTGCAGGCCGATCCTACGACGGGCTTGATTGATCCTGCGAAATCGACTGCAAAACTACAGCAATTGGCCCCGCAGACCTGGAGCTATTACACAGGCAATGTCGCTACCAGCAATCAGCAGACTGCTAAGACCAATGACATGCTTATTGGGCTGGATAGCGATGCTCGAGAGGCTTTGAGCCGCATTACAGCTTCGCATGTAGGCCAGAATGATCCTTCTGCGCTTCTAAGCGATTTGCAGGACTGGAAAGCCAATACTAAAGGGCCGCAAGCTGCGCAGTTAGCTAATTCAATTGCGGATGCGGTTGGCAAGATGGGAAACAATCCGCAGAAATATGATTCTTTTTTGCAGACTGCTTCTCTCAGGGCCGAGGCAGTTCCTAGCATTATTGCTGCCAGGCAAGCAGGAACTACATTGCTCAATCAAGGTCCGCAGGCTACTCCTACTGTTAGCCAGCCTAATTGGAGCGGTCTAACCTATGGCCAGAAAGCAGGGGAGCCCATTCCTTTGGGTGCTCCTGCCGGTTGGCAAATAGATTCAGCTGGGAATCTGGTTCCTGTTGCTGGATTCTTGCCAGGAAAGAAGACACCAGGAGGTCCTCCAGCTGCAGCGCCAGCATCTACCTCTTTACCCGCCCCTCCATCTTGGATGAACAAGCAGCAGGCAGCTAATGCAGCTGATGCACAGACTCGTTGGAGTTCTGCTCAAACGCGCGATGTAGATCCGGCTTCTGGCTATAACGCTACCAGTCAGGTCTACTCTAATTTGAAAAGCTTGTTGGACAAGAATCCGAACACTGGTCCGGGAGCTAATGCATGGAATCAATTCCTGGGAAGAATAGGAACAGGAACCAACCATACATTCGATCCCAATACTAGCTATCAGGAAGTAGCTGGGTATTTGGATCGTTTGTCGGCGCAGAATTCTGCTGCTACTGGAGCCGCTACTAACTTTGCTCGAGAACAGCAAGCTGGGGCTACCGGAAATCCTGAAGTCATGGGGCCGACTGCCTTGGCAGAGAAGCTTCGTTTTGGTGCCTCGGTTAATGAGGCAGCACATGCCTATGCTTCCGCCTCTCGAGCCTTTCTGACCAAGCAAGGAGCCAATGCTGCCTATGCCAATCCTCAAATGTTCGAGCAGGCATGGACCAATAATGCCAGTCCGATTGCTTTCCGTTTGATGGCCGATCTTAAGAACAAAGACAATGCTGATTTTGCTGCTACTGCGGCTAG